CAAGTCACCCAATTTCCATACACGAATAGCTGAAAAACTTATTAGTACCGTGCCAGGCGGCAGGATATGCAATATCCTACCCCGTGGGTTTGGCAAGTCTGTACTGGCAAAAGCTGCAATTATGCACAAAATATGCTTCTCACCGAAGGGTGAGCGTCAGTTTATAGCCTGGGTTGCGGAGGAGCAGGGTCAGGCCATTGACCATCTGAAGTATATCAAGTCACATTTAGAATATAATGCTATGATAAGATATTACTTTGGTAATCTTGCTGGTGACCATGTTGGGAATAGATGGACTGAAAAGGATATTGTTACAGCCAAAGGAGACAGGTTACTTGCTAAGGGTACTACACAGAGGCTCAGGGGCCGTACCGAGATTGATGTCAGGTATACAGGGATTGTACTTGATGACTTTGAATCGGAGCTTAATACTAAGACACCTGATAGACGTGACGAGATTAAGAAATGGGTAGTCTCTACGGTATTTCCTGCACTTGAGGAGACGCCAGGTAGGGAAGGTTGGATTTGGCTTATGGGTACTATTGTGCATTATGACAGTTTTCTTCAAATGGTGTATGAGGGTTTTAGTGACGCTGTCAAGCATGGCAAGTCATACCCGTGGGACGTGGAGTTCATACGTGCTGTTGAAGAGGGTGAATCAATGTGGCCTCAGCAGTTTTCACTTGCAAAGCTGGAAGCAAAGCGTAATGAGTTCATAGAGGCAGGCCTTGTTAATAAATTCAGTCAGGAGTACATGAATGATGCAAGAGATATTACTAACGCCGCGTTTAAAATTGACCGTATCCAACATCATAGAATGCGTTTTAGGCGTTCTGGTAATTTCACTTATCTCATTGATGGGGACGATGCTATACCTGTTAATGTTTATATCGGTGTTGATTTGGCTCATACTGCAACAGTGCGTTCAGACTTTCAAGTTATACTGGTGCTCGCTGTGGACGCGGAAGGGAACAGGTACGTCCTAGAGTATTTCCGTGAGAAGATACCTACCTTTGATGTGCCTGAGCATATCATTGAAATGTCCGATAAGTACAGGCCGGTCAGGAGGGTTACTATTGAGACTGTGGCAGCTCAGGAGATGGTAAGGGATATGGTAGAAAGGTTATCCCTGACACAGCGCAGACTGTTACCCGGTATTTTTAAAGGTGTGAAACCACCTGCAGGAATTAAGAAAGCAGACAGGTTAGAGACTTCTCTTGGTCCCATATTAAATTCTAAAAGATTATACGTCAGAAAGAGCATGACAGAGATAGTAGACGAGTTCTTTGAGCACCCAAAGGCTAAACATGATGATATCCTGGACGCTCTTTACTATGCGGACTACTATGCAAGAAAACCTCTAAGTACAAAGATTTCCTCAAGTGAAATAGGTAAAAAGGAAGCATCAGGTAAGAAAATAAGCCAAATTGCCTATAATTGGCTTACAGGTGCACGTGTTTAAGGAACTTTTTTCATTTCTGGGAATAGTATACTTTGATACATAAGTAATTGTAGGTTAAATTAACACATATGCCAATAGACAAAGACCCAAGGGCCAAAGCTACCTTAGAACTATTTAGGAAGTGGCGAGATTCCAGGTCAGATTGGGATACTGAGGCACGTAATGATATAGACTTCTATCTCGGGAATCATTTTACCGAGTCTGAGTCAGATGAGCTTCAGTCACGCAATCAGGCTGACGTTCCTATGGACAGGGTATCCCCTGCCGTTGAAAAGCTTAAAAGTGTTCTCACCGCACGCCCTCCAGGTTTTAACGTAGTCCCCAGAGAAGATTCAGACGTTCAGGTCTCCAAATTATGGAATGTTATACTTTCATATATTTGGGAACTCTCTCAGGGTGACGCACAGATGAAACAGGCCATTCACGACTATGCTACTACAGGCCTGGGATATCTATATGTCTATGTTGACCAAGAATCAGATTTTGGTAGAGGCGATGTGAAGTTCACTCATGTTGACCCGTTCAGGGTCTATGTACCTCCTTCTACTCGTAACAGATGGTTGGATGACGCCGAAGGCGTTATTCTTTCCACTATCCTCACAGGTGACCAGCTCATCGACCTCTACCCAGGCTTAGGTCCGCAGGTTGACCCTGAGACAGGTGAGGTATTGCCGGGTATTATAGAAGACCTGGATACGTACCTTGAAGACGATTATCCTTCCTCCACTATGAAGAATACAGTGGCAGCTTTCACGCCTGACAGTGCAAGTGCCAGGACATCTTGGAGTGAGGACAAGTACCAGATACTTGAGATGTTCGATAAGGTTAAGGTGCCGTTTTACAGGATTGTAGATGTGGCAACAGGTAAAGAGTCAGTACTTGATGCTGAAGGTTTTAACGGGTTTTTGCAGAAGAATCCTGGTGTATTTGAAAGAGGATTAATGGACTTTGAGGAGGTCTTTCAGACACGTATAAGAGCTGTTGCCTCTATAGGCGATTACTTCCTTTACGAGAACATAATGAACTGTCAGTATTATCCTGTTATCCCAATGCCGAATATTTGGACTGGGACGCCCTACCCCAAGTCTGATGTATCAAGGGCAAGGCCTATGCAGAGGCTTCTTAACAAATTATGGTCTTTGGCTCTGTCTCATGCCCAGTCGTCCGCAGGTTTAAAACTAATTGTACCTATGGGCAGTGCAATTCATGGTATTGAGAGACTTGAACAGGACTGGTCAAATCCAAACGCAGTCATTGAAATTGACACCTCGCAGGGTGAGCCTCACTATCCTGCACCACAACCTCTTGCTTCTGAATTTTACAGGTTGATACAGCAGTGTGAGTTTTATATTGATTTTACCTTTGGCCTGCCTGAGATGATGCATGGGTTTCCAGAGAAGGCACCTGAGACGGTCAGGGGTACAGAGCGTATGCTTGCCTTGGGTGCAGAGAGGCCCAAGTCGAAACTTCGTGACCTGGAGTTTAGTCTCAGTCGTTTAGGTATGATTATATACCACATGTCGAAAGGCCACTACAGTTTTCAAAAGATTTTCAGGCTTGCACAGCCTAATAACAATGTTACAGAGGTTATGGCAAATTATTACGATGATGTTACAGGTGCGGCCCTGGATATTTTCAAGGATAAGATTAACCTGTTTCAGCATGATATAAAAATTGAGCCTGGCTCGACCCTGCCAAGTAGTAAATGGGCAGAGCTTGGTGTTTACATGGAGGCCTTCAAGATGGGACTTGTTGACGATATTGAAGTATTGAAGAAACACCCAGACATTTTTGATAAAGAAGGTATTATACAGAGAAAAAGTTTACTTGCTCAAGCACAGAAACATATTGGACAGCTTGAGAAACAGGTACAAAACTTGCAGGGTGACCTGCAGACAGCACAAAGGGAGTCCACTCAAGATAGGAAACGAGTTGCCGTTGAGAAGTTCAAAGGCCGACTTTCCAAAGTTGAGGCGGACGCCAAAGCCACTAACAAAATACAAGCTAATAAGCTTGCTAATACGGTGAAGCTTGAAATGGAGAGATTGTTACCGGCGGCAGAGGATGCCATTATGGAATCTATGGCGCCATATATTGCTGAAGGTGAAACACCAGGAGGTGAAGAACTTGAAGAAGGTACCAGTCCTGCTCCGTAGGTTTCAAGACATCGAAAGGATAAATAATGGCAGATTATGAGGCAGATGCTATCGACTATGATGATAGCACCGGAGGTTCGACCAACTTCCAATTCGCAGATGAACCCGGGTATGGCATGGATGAATTACCAGCCACGGGCGAGGAAAATCCTACTTCAGGAGAGGATGTAAACTGGCAAGCTGAGGCTAAAAAGTTTCAGTCTATGTACGATACGGCCAACTCAAAGTTGTCCGAACTCGAAAAAATAGAGCCGTTGAAAAATCTTTTGGAGACGAGGCCAGACCTTGTCAAGAAACTTCAGGAAGGGATTGTCAGCGGAGAGGAACAAGGTGTGCAAGCTTCGGACGTTGGACTTAAAGAAGATGAGTTCAACCCCTGGGATGCTTACTACAAGCCCGATTCTCCATCGTACAAGTTCCGGCAAGATAGGGAACAGCGTACGGTGCAGGAAACTCTTCAAGGGCATATGGCGGCTCTGGAACAGGAACAGGCAATCAAGAACACCGTTACAGAACTCAGGAATGTTTATCGTATGCATGACGATGAGATTCGTGATTTTATGGACTGGTCACTTCAGCCTAAGGAGGCTGTTGGTCTTGGTAATCTTGTAAGTGTTTTTCGAGGGTCGCAGGGTAAGACACAGGAAGTACCTAATTCTGTAGAAGCTGTGAGACAAACCCAAAGAGGCCCTGCTTCGGCAGGGGCTTCTCATGGACTGAGTCCTCAGGCGAAATCGTCTGAAGAAAGTGCATGGGATGGGATTATCAAATCAGGTAGCAGAAATAGTGTACTTTAATAACTAATAACTGAGGAGATTATTTAATGGCAAATTATAATAATCCAGGTCCGCTAAAATTTGGTGAACCCGGCGCAGTTATAGACAGTACGGTACATTCCAGGCGTTTATACAATTTCGGCGACAGAGTTGCTGATTTAGCGCCAGAGGAATCTCCGTTCTTCGTCTATCTGTCAAAGGTGGCCAAAGTTCCAACGGACGACCCCCAGTTTCGGTGGTTAAAAGACCGTAATAAGATTCAGATGGCAGATAGGAGCTTTTTGCTCAATGCTTCGCATACTGTTGCCGCAGCTGGTAGCACTCTTAGCTACACTGTTGACGATGGTTCAGCATATTCTGTCGGATGGCTTATTAAAGGTATGGTATTTGCAGTTGGGGAAACTAACAACTCAACTAAAGAACCAGAAACTGCTATTGTTCGGATTGAAAGTGCACCGGTATCTACAGGAACTGAAGGTACTAATGCACAGACGGCTTTTACAGGTCGTACAATTTCTGCCGCAACAGGTAGCACCACCTCGGCTGAGGATAACGTGAAGTGCACAGTTATTGGTAGTGCGTTTGAAGAAGGGTCAGGTGCTCCTGATTCATGGGCTCGAGAGCTTGAAAACGGTTCGGGATATTGTCAGATATTTAAAACATCTGCCGAATTGACCAACACCGCTAGAGCCACACATTATCGTGGATACGCTGATGAGTGGAGCCGAATCTGGAACCTGAAACTTCGTGAACATAAGGTTGACATTGAAAGGGCAATGCTTTACGGCAATTCCGCAAGTGTCAACAGTATCAACTACACCGACGGAATTGTCGGACATATCATTGTAAACTCGCAGTCGCAGCTTGCAGATAACGCTCAATTCTCATATACTGAGGATAAAGGTTATTTTTCAACCCGCACTGACGCACAGGTTACATATGATGCGTTTCTGGCAGACCTTGAGGTAGTATTTGACCCTGCCCGCGGAGGTTCTTCCTCCAAGTTGGCATTGTGTTCACTTCCTGTAATTACGATGTTTAACAAGATGGGTAATGCTGGCTTTATTGATAACTCAACAGTCAGCACCCAAGCACAATATATGATTGACAGGGCTCAAGGGTCCTTCGGTCATAAAGTGATGAAGATAGATACTGTTCATGGTGACTTAACACTGGTTAAAGAACCTATATTCAGAGGTCATGCGGCCGGTTTTATGGCTCTCGTTGACCTTGACCAGGTATCATATCGTCCTCTTGTTGGGAACGGGATTAACAGGGATACGCATATTACTACTAATGTTCAGGCGGCTGATGAGGACTTACGGAAAGACATGATTCTAACAGAAGCAGGTCTTGAAGTATCTCTTCCTGAGGCGCACGCTTTGTTTAACTTTGAAGATAAGTATACCTCATCTTAAGGAGTGATTAAACAATGAAAACTGATAGAATAAACAAAAGTAGTGGTAAATACCAAACAGCGCACGTAGAAGGTGTAGTCGGTAGCTACTTCGGCATGTCCGTAGGAGCACCTTCTGTATCTGCTAACGCTTGTACACTCGTAAACAACCAAGTAAACTCGCCAGCCTATACTGGTGCAGCGGCTTTAGCAGCCACTATGCCATCGGCAACAGCGGGTTCAAAATGTGTATTCAGTTTTTCAGCGGACCCCGCAGGTGGGGTCAATGCGTTGACTATTGATTGCGCAGGCTCTGATGTATGGGAAACCGGATGTGTTGTTCCAACAACATCAAGCAACCTTGTTACATACGATGTTTCAGCAGCTAGCGAGACTAGTCTAGTCTTTACACCAACAAACGATACCGTGAATTTCTTATCACATGGCGCAACCATTGAGTTCGTATGTGAAAGAGATGGTTACTGGTATGTTCATGTCACTAACCTAAATAGTGATATTGGTGTGACTGCTGGTGCCTGTACAGGTACTTTACTCTTTGCGTCCTAACCGGAATAAATAACGGTAGCAGTTTTTGAATACTGCATTTGCTGTCGTATAAAGGTCAGTCAATAAAATTCAAAGGCGGTTGAAGGGTTAAACTTTCCTCCGCCACTATGCCAAAAGATAAAGATATAAGTCCTTTAGAAAAGGCAATGATGACTGCACAGGTGCAGAACATCTTTGGAGATAAGCAGTCCTATGAGTATGAAGGTGCCGCTGCAGAGAGCACATATCAGCCTTATGGTACCATGTATGATTACACTGAACCCATGCAGGGTGGAGATGAAATGAGCATGGTTGAATCTATGCTGTCACCCGGGCCAGGTTATAATGTCATAGGAAGAATGAAGGATAAATGGGAATCCGGTAAGCCTATGCAGGCTGCAGGTGAGCTTCCATTACTTATGTTTGCTCTTGCTAGCTTCTTAGGTGGTAGACGTGTGACTAAGAAATTGATGAAGAAAATGGCTCAAGGTAAATTAACAAAGGCTGAAGCAGCGAAGGTAGAACGTGCATTAGAACATGTGAGAACAACAGGTGAAGGTGTATTGGCTGCTGACAATCCTTTACTTCAGGGGTATCTACCTTCAGGTCCGCCAAAGGTGCCTTATCTTGGTAGGTTATTATATTCATCTCCTGCAGGGCCATTTCCTGCACCACTACATCTTCCACAATTCCAACATTTGCCAGGAAGTGCTCCATCACGTAAGTTATTATATTCATCTCCTGCAGGGCCAGTTCCTTCATCCATAAGCCTTCCAGCAAAGACACCAACAGATATTCCTGGGCTAATAGATATGAGTGATTTTATAAAAGGTAGGCGCTAATGCGAATTTCAGGGATATGTAATAGTCATGGGTATTACAAGGGAGAATACTGCCCCAAGTGCCGCGATGAGAAGAAAAATTCTAAATGGACTACTAACCTTTACATGATAAGTAATCTTGGGAAAAGAACAGATATTGAATTTACACCTCAGACTATGGATGAGAGTATAGCTAATTGGAGGAGTGATGGCTGAGGCATTAAGAGACCAGGTTGATGCTTTAACAGGTTTTAGCACTACTGAAGACCTGGCACTAAAAGATTGGTTTGAAGCTGGCATTAAAGAGGTTATTAATTATATGCCTCCCAAGCTTTTGAAATTGTGTGCTTCTATGCAGACATTTACATCTGTGGCAGCAGGTAGTGAGGCTGAGACATTAAATACGGGTAAGATTCTATCTGTATTATCTTCTAATACCAGGTGTAGGGAGATTGCATCAGATTTAAAAGGTCGTGCCAGTGATAGCGATGATATACTATATGCTACCAGTACAGACCCCGTATTCTACGTTGAAGCCAATTTGATTAATGCATTGCCAAGCGGACTGTCCTGCAAATATGAAGAGGTGCAGTATCCTACTGTTACTGTTGCATCCGACACTGCAATCGCAGTTTTTCCTGATGAGGCCGAGTATCTGGTAGTACTCTATGCTGCCATTAAGGCTTTGCAGGTACTAATGAATGATACAGTAACAAATACAGCTATTGATACTACTGCTATCGCACTTGTAAAGGATGCTATTGACCAGGCTGCAACTGCGGCTGGTAAGTTTTTAACCGATGCCTCCGATTCGGTATTTGGCGATGAAGAGACGTTTTTAACAGCAAATTCACAATTAACAAGGGTAAAGGCTGCGTTAGATGACGCGGAGGGTGTAATCAATGCTAATGAGCCTTCAGCTACTACAGATGCGTATGGTGCTCAGTCTAATGAAGATATTGAATTGGTAACATCTGCTTTGAATATTGCACAGACTGAAATACGAAGAGCACAGGCACATCTTGCTGAATGGGTTGCTATAGGTGATATGAGAGCCAAGGAAGCAAACTTGGCACTGGCAGAAGCTAGTGGTTATGTACAGGAGATTACTACAAGAATGGCACGTGATAGACAGAAATATGATTGGTATGCATCTCAACAGGCCAAACTGCAGTCTGATTATGATAGAGGTTTAA